GTGGTAGTTGAAAACGGTATGCCGGTATATGTCCATGACGACGGCAAAGAAATCGCATTCGACGCCGCACAGGCTGTCAGCAAGATTAGCGCGCTGAATGGTGAGGCCAAGACCCATCGTGAAGGCAAAGAAGCGGCAGAGGCCAGCCTGGCTAAGTTTGCCAATATCAGTGACCCAACTAAAGCACTCGAGGCGCTGGAGATGATGACCAAAATCGACCAGAAAAAACTGATCGATGCGGGCGCGGTTGACCAAGTTAAGGCTGAAATCACCAAATCATTCCAGACACAACTGGACGAAGCCAACGGCAAAAACCAGAAGCTCGAGCAGCAGTTGTACGGTGAAATGATTGGCGGCCGCTTCGGTGGCTCCAAGTTCATCCAGGAGAAGATGGCGATCCCCGCTGACTTCGTTCAGTCCCGATTTGGCAATTCATTCAAAATCGAAGATGGCAAGGTCGTGGCCTACGACGGCACCGGCAATAAAGTGTATTCCCGTGCCAAACCGGGTGAGCTGGCCGAATTCGACGAGGCGTTAGAATTCCTGGTTGAGCAGTATCCACAGAAAGACCACATCCTGAAGGCCTCCGGCAACTCAGGCGGTGGTTCTCAGCAGTCCCAGCATCAGGCCGGGCAGAAAACACTTAAGCGCGCTGCATTCGACTCGCTGGATATGGCGGGCAAGCAGAACGCGCTGAAAGAAGGCACCACTATCGTTGATTAACCCACTTTGCCGTGGCTCGGATGAGGCGCGGCGCCAGAGCTGGATAGCTCAAAAATCATCCCTCAAATCGCAAAGGAAATTACCAAATGTCTAATACCCTCACTGGGTTGATCCCGACTATCTATACCGCTCTGGACGTGGTCAGCCGCGAGCAGGTTGGCTTTATCCCCGCCGTAGCACGCGACGCAAAGGCTGACGCAGCAGCAAAGGGCCAGACCGTCACCTCCCCGGTTGCTCCCAAGGCGACCACCGTTGATATCTCGCCGGGTGCGACCGCGCCGAACGATGGCGATCAGGATATCGGTACCGTTAACGTGGCGATCACCAAAGCCAAAATGGCCCCGGTGAAATGGAACGGCGAGGAACAACTGGCGATCGGCCCTTCCGGTACCTACAACACTATCCTGGCTGACCAGTTCAAGCAGGCATTCCGCGCGCTGGCTAACGAAGTTGATTCCGATTTGGGTGCGCTTTACTACGCTTCATCGCGCGCGGTCGGCACCGCTGGAGTTACACCGTTCGGCGTGAAAGAAGCCCTTTCTGATGCAGCCCTGGCGCGTCAGGTTCTGGAAGACAACGGCGCGCCTACTACCGATCTTCAAATGGTGCTTGGTTCCTCTGCCACTGCCAATCTACGCGGTAAACAGTCAGTGCTGTTCAAGGTGAACGAATCCGGTACTGAGCAACTGCTGCGAGAGGGGGTGATCGGGCGGCTTGAAGGATTCAACCTGCATAACTCAGCAGGCGTTAAGCGTGTGGCTGGTGGCGCGGGTACTGGCTACCTTGTCAATGGTGCCAAGCAGGAAGGCGATATCATCATCGCCATTGATACCGGGACTGGAGGGATTGCGCAGGGCAGTGTGATCACTTTTGAAGGTGATAATCATCAATATGTTGTGGCGGCTGCCACTGCATCCACAATCACGCTGGCCGCGCCTGGTCTGCGTCAGTCACTGGCTGACAATACGGAGATCACCGTCGGTGGGGCATTCACGGCCAACATGGCGTTCGACCGCAAAGCTTTCCTGCTGGCAGCGCGTACCCCAGCGATGCCTCAGGGCGGTGACTCCGCCGACGACGTGATGAACGTTACCGATCCGGTTTCAGGTATCACCTTCCAGGTGGCGCTGTACCGTCAGTATCGTCAGGTGCGCTACGAGGTTGGTCTGGCATGGGGTGTCGCATCCATCAAACCAGCTCACGCTGTGCTGCTGCTGGGTTAATCAAAGGGGCTGCGGCCCCTTAAACTATTTTGGAGTTCTCAATGGCTGGATTAACCAAAGAGCAGCGTCTGGCGCGCGAGGCTGAGAAGCAGATAGATATTGCGGGGCACTACGAACAGGCTAACGCTAACCTGCCGGAAGCCCCGGAAGCCCCGGAAGCCCCGGAAGCCCCGGAATCGCACAACCTTATCCATATGACCCGCTTCGTACCATCGCATCCCGGCGGCCCGGTTGAAGCGGATGTTCATCCCAATGATGTCCACCTTTGGATTGATGAAGGCTGGGTGAAGGATACCAGCGAGGAGGCGTAATGCTGATTACCGATCCTTCTTCACCTGATTTCGAAAGCTACGCCAGCGTTATGGATCTGCGTGACCTGGCTGAGCGGCGGGGCTATGACATCCCGGCGGAAGATGTTGAGTGTGAGCAGGTGCTGATGCAGGCGATGGATTACCTTTCAGGGCTGAAATGGAAAGGCATGCGCGCTTATCCCGATCAGCCTCAGGCATGGCCGCGCACTTGCGTGGTCGTCGATGGTGCTACGCTGCCAGGTAATACCATACCGAAACAGCTGATCCAGGCGCAATGCAGGCTGGCAATCGAAGCACAGGAAACCGATTTGCAGCCATCTACTGCTGGCGGCGGGGAGGTGTTGCAGGAAACGGTAACCGGAGCGGTAAGCGTGACTTATGCGCAGGGCAGCCGAACAGCGGCGCCTTCATTCTCTTGGCTCGGTGGTTTGCTGCGCGGCATGGTTATGGGTAGTAGTCAGATTAGCGTAGTGCGAGGCTGATATGGCGATTAACTATTCCCGCATGAGAGCGACGGCTAAGAGGCTCCTGACGGAAAACGGCATGAAGTATGGCGTGACACGGAAGGGTGGGATTAGCGTTGTGGCTGGTAGAGAAGTGCACCAGCCCGATGTGGAATTCACCGCGACAGGCGTGCGCACCGAATATGAACCGGAAGAGATTGACGGTAAAAATATTCTGGCCGGTGACGTCAGGGTTGTGTTCAGTGCAGATGCTAAGCTGGCGATCGGTGACCTGGTTGAGGTTGACGGTAAGTATTACCGCATCATTAAGCCTAACCCGGTTAAGCCGGCTGCACTGGTGCTTTGCTACCGTGCACAATTAAGGGCGTGATATGTCACAGAATCAGTCTTTCCTCGCCTCCATTGATGCCTTTGTTGATAAGGCAAAAGGAAATCAGGCTGCTGTGGTGCGTGGTGTGTCGATCAAAATTCTGGCTCGGCTCGTGAATATGTCACCTGTTGGCAACCCGGAGAACTGGGCTGTTAACCAGACAGCGGTCTCATACAACCAGGCCGTCGATGAACATAACAGCCTGCTCAGGCAAAACCCTGACAACCTGACTAAAGTTGGAAGGCTTCGGCCCGGGCGCAAGGTTAACGACAGTATGGCGCTGGTGGCTCCGCCCGGTTATACCGGCGGGCGCTTCCGTGGTAACTGGCAGGTATCGTTTGATCAGCCGTCAGATGGTGAAACAGGGCGCATTGATAAGAACGGAGGCGAGACTTTAGCTGCCGGGAATATGGTGATCGAGCGCTTCAGGGTCGGCATGAATGCCATTTACTTCTGCAATAACGTGCCATACGCCTATCCGCTGGAGTTCGGTCACTCGAAGCAGGCACCGGGTGGAATGGTCCGGATCACTGCCGCTGAGTTTCAGATTTTCTTTGACGAGACGGTACGGGAGGTGCGCAGTTGAGCAGGCCTGACATTACCACATTGCTGGAGGCCCGGCTGGGTGAGTGGGCCGATGCGCAGGGGCTGGCGGTGGCCTATGAGAACGTCACTTTTGACCCGCCGACAGGAGTTTATCTCGAGTCACACGACATGCCTGCCACGCCTTACGCGATTGACCTCGGACAGCGCGCAAGGGTGTTCGTTGGCATTTATCAGGTCAGCGTGGTTGTCCCGGCAGCTCAGGGGCGGTCAGAGGGGCGGGCAATCGCCGCGCAGATTGAAAACCTTTTCGGTAACGGCACCGAAATGCCTGGCGATGGCTTCACCTGCTACATCGTGGGAGAGCCAGCGCAATATCGTGGCATCACGACAAACACCTCGTATTCCATACCCATCAGCATGAACTACCGCGCTGACGTGGCGCAGTAATCCTACTACCGACAGTCGTCGGTTTTTTTATGTGCAAATATCGGAGAAACCATTATGGGCTTCGCGCTTCCCAATGGCGCCACGGTGTTCGTCGGTTCGGAGCTGGATGATGCTATTCCAGTCACGGCTGTATCGAACGCGCTTGGCGCCGTATTCACCGTTGCTACCGGCCATGGGCTGGCGGTTGATGATGTCGTGCTGATTAAATCGGGATGGTCACTGATTGACGATCTGGTGGCTCGCGTTTCGGCGCAGACCGCTACCAGCATCACGATCGGCATTATCGATACTTCAGACCTGAACTTTTTCGCAGCCGGTGCAGGTATCGGTTCTCTGCAGAAAGTTACTGGCTGGACTGAAATCCCGCAAATCACTGAAGTGGCACCTGCTGGCGGCGATCAGCAGTACGTGCAGATCCAGTTCCTCGCGGATGATAACCAGCGCAACCTGGCGACGTATAAAGCGGCCAAAACGCTGACGTATACCCTCGCGCACGATTCAACGCTACCGATTTATCCGGTGCTAAAAAAAGCCGATCGCTACGGGGACACAATGCCGATGCGCATGTACGTACCCAAGGCGAAAGAGATGCGTTACTGGTCTGGTACGCCTTCATTCGACGGCGAACCAACATCCGCGGTCAACGCCGTTGAAACCACTACTGCTGCTTTCTCCAGGAAGTCCCGCGACATGACGTTTTACAAGGAAAAGTGAGCACAGTAGCGGTAACGGGCGTCAGCCTGGATAAATCGACGATTGCTCTGGCAGTAGGCGAAAAATCCATGCTGACCGCTACTGTACTTCCAGCCAACGCCACTAATAAAGCCGTTACCTGGTCATCATCCAATCCGACGATCGCCACCGTCACCAGTGGTGGGGAAGTTGAAGGTGTGGCAGACGGCAACGCAACCATCACCGTAACCACTGAAGACGGATCTAAGACAGCGACAGCTTCAGTGACTGTTTCATAATTAAGCCCCCTCGCGGGGGCATTTTCGGAAAACATATGGCATCTAAATTCCAGCTTCAACCAAAGCCGACCTTCAAGGTCGATGTATCCATCCCGCGCGCCGGGGATGAAGATGGGGTAATCACCATCACCTTTAAGCACAAGCCGCTGAAAGAGCTGTCATCTATCGAAACGATGGAAGGCAAAAACGCTGTTGATTTCTTACTCGACATAACTGAAGCGTGGGCGCTTCCTGACGAGTTCAACCGCGAAAATCTGGAAACGCTGCTTGATAACTACCCGCGCGCGCTCGAAGCCGTCACCAAAGCCTATTACGACGAGCTGATGGCGAACCGCCAAAAAAACTAATTGCGGTTGCCTCGGCGTTTTATACGCCTGACCCTTCTCACGAAGACCTGGCAGCCGCTGGCCTGTCTGCCGACGACTACACCGACGAAGAGCAGATCGTTGAGGTCTGGCCTGACTGCTGGGCCGCATTCGGCGTGTTCCGCGCGATGGCAACGCAGTGGCGCACTGGTGTTGGGGGGATCACCGGGCTGGATTACAACGTCCTGCCCTGGCTGATGAAGATTGAGGGCGTTGATGACGAGGCAGCCGCGCTAAATGATGTCCGGGTGATGGAACGTGCAGCGCTGGACCTGATCCACAGCAAGGGGGCGTAATGTCCGATATCGCAACAATTGCGCTTCGTGTAAATACCTCGGAGCTGGAGCGCGGCAATAAGGCGCTGGATGACTTCAAAGGCTCTGCTGCTGGCGCTGCAAAGGGC